GGGTCTTAAAATTACGCGGGATAATATATTCAAAGTTTTTAGGCAACCATAAACTACCTTGTTGATGCCAGTGAATTTGCTGACAAGAATAACCATGTCCCACAGCATCCATCGCATTAAACAGGAACATCTCGAAGTCTTTAATGTCGTCGATCCACTCTTGGACTTCTTCAGCAATTTTCTTTTCTTGAGCACTGGCGCGTTTAGGTGGATTGACGCCCCAAGCAAGTTTATTTACACCTTTCTTTCGCTTATCCATTTCACTAAAAATATGACCATCACGCTCTTCCATGTCACAAAACAAATCCGCTTGAGCTTGCAAGTTACCTTGTTCTGCTTCTGTCAGTAATTGATGTAAGCGTTGCGGTGTCATTCCAACAACTGGATGTTCTTGCCACTGATTAGATAACCAAGAAATTTCGGCAGTTTGCTGGGACTCTAATGCGGTTCGATCTTGCTTTTTGGAAGTGCGGTCTTTTTTAGCCATGATGCAAATACAGGTTGTGGATTCTGCACCATTGTGAAATTTTGATGGGCTTAAAATCAGGCGGAAATGCTTCCGCCCAATTTCTTGCTACTTCGCTATCGCTACGTCTTGCGTCGAGGCAAAGTATTACTTTACTAAATCTCTCCTCATTTGCGATTTAAGCGCTTTTTCCTGTTTTACGGATCATTGCAACAAAATACAAAATAAAGGCCGTAAATCGCGTTTATAAAGATTTATAAATCTATTTGTTCATGCTCACCAGAGTGTGATATGAATTTAAGTTCTTTAAATCATTCTAAGGAAACAAATAATGGCTAATTATTTACATGACCAAAAATTTTTAAATCAAGGGGATATCGTACATCTAGATTGTGATACTCAATGTAATTTTATGATTATGGATAATACTAATTTTCAAAACTACCGTAATGGACGTCAATTTAGATATTACGGGGGACATTACACCCATTTCCCAGCACGTATAACTGTACCTCATACTGGGACATGGAATGTTGTTATTGATTTAGGCGGTGGGCGCGCGAATATTCGTTACAACCTTAGCTATTTGACTGCAAACTAATTTCGATTGAGGCTAAAGCATTTTCTAAAATTTGCTTTAGCTTTTTATTTATTTCAACATCATTTGTCATCAAGCTCATAGGTTATCTATTAATAGGCACTGTATTGGAAAAATACGTTACATCATCTAACTGTATTTCAATATTTGATATATTTTTTGGTGAAATCTTAATATCCATCATTTAAAACTCGTTTTAAGGTACTTCTAGTTTATTTTCAAAAGTAATTTTCAATAGGCGGAAACACTTCCAGCCAATTATAAAAATTTACCAACATCCGGCTGTGTCGACCCAACCATCAAAATCATCAGGATTTAGTTCAACATCCTCCCATGAAGGCAGTGGAATGAACTCAATCGGTGCTGATGGATGATTGCTAGCATAGTCTGCCAACAAGTGAGCAATAGCACTATCACCATGGCGATCTTTATTATTGGTGTTAGTTTTACCCATCGCTGGAATACGTGCTACACCATTAACCATCACAAAAGCCCGGTGATCTTCAATTACATCCTGATCCGCTGGCATGTTCTCAATATCACCATCTTCCAGCGAGGCTTTAAAGTGTGGTGTATTTTCACGGTACCATGCTTCAGTCAACATGATAGCTTCAATTCGCTCACCATATATAACCTGCATAGCTTCAGCTAAATAACCACCATTACCACCAGCATCGTGCGCACCTTTACTAAAGTTAGGTAGTACCGCAACAATCAGTTTTAGAAATTCTTCTTGTTGTTTGTATGGGACTTTGAACATTTCAAACAAAAAAGGAATGCGCTTTTTTGTGTTTTGCTGTTCCACCAAAGGCCAGAATGAACAAGCATTACGTTTACGCGCAAAGTCCAGACCATAGTAACTTTTCAGTTTCTTAGGTAAGGCTTCAATCAGTGGCTTTAAGTGCTCATTAAAGAATTCCAATACTTCAGCATTTCGAGCTTCCTCACTCACATTGCTAAAGTCATCCCAACCTTTAGGTGCCTCAAAGCGGATAACTGGCACAGTGCTGTCTTTCTTACTCTCAAGCAATGAATGCGGCAACCAGCGACCACCGCCTTTGGATGGGATAACATCTAGTTCTTCATTAGCTGCATCTCCATAGAATCCATAAACGTCATCAATCCATTCTTTTTCCTCGGCAGGATCATAGGCAATGCCTTTGCGCAAACAAACGGTATGGCTATATAAACCTTGTTTTACTGCATCTGAGAAAGTTATACGATGGACGGAACCCTTACGTTTACCAGAGCGGATTTCATTGATCAATTCATTAAATGGATTATCTTCACCTTCATGAGTACTAATTACTCTGACACACCCCCCAAGAATTAAGAACGCTAAAGCAGCTTTAAGCAAACCCGGCAAATCATCATGGAAGGCACCCTCATCAATAATTAGTCGGCCCTGACGACCACGTAAGTTTGACGGACGACTTGTTAAGGCTTCAATCCTAAATCCAGAATTTGGAAAACGGATAATATAAGTCTGAATCTGTTTGTCACCATCATCCCAAATACCTTCCTCAAGTTCACTTGCTGCCAAGTCATAAACTCTTGCCCACATTGCACAAGCTTGAATAAACTCAACAGTCATATCCTTGTTGTAACCAACATAATAAGTGTTTTGACCACCAGCATTTCTATCACTGGCACATTCAAGTGTTGCATCAGCACATTCAGCCCAAGTTAGGCCAATACGACGTGATTTTTCCGCGACTTTCAAAGGTGTTTTATCTGAAACCCATTTTTGCTGATACTTTAAAAGTACAGCTGGCACATCACTAAAAAAATCTGGCTCAAGTGATTCATGAAGAGGGTTATTTGACATTAATTCGTTATCCCTAAAATCTGTTTACGGATTTCTTCAGCCGTTTCTTTAGACAAGCCACTTTTCTTAACGATTTTATCCACCTCTTTAGCAGCAGCTTGAACCCGTTCCTTAACTTCTGATTCCCATTTTTTCTGGTTCACAGAGGCTTTGGAAATTTCAGCAATACCTTTACCAGCTTTTGCCATGAGCATGATCCGATCCGCCGGGTTTGCATCAGGATTCTCTGCTTCTTGCAAAGCAATAAGCGCATTAAACAATTCAGTCTGAACAAGTGACAAAACAGCAGAGCTACGCATATCGCTATCATCTGGTGCAGCATCTGCAATCATCATGGCTGCTTGTGTACTGGCTTGAACAGCAGCAAGTTTGTGTTCTAATTTTTGACCATAGCGATGTACGCTTGATTTGCTGACGTTATAACCCCGCTCTTGAAGAATATTTGCAATTTCTTCATAGCCACAGAAACCCTGATCCATAAACCGCTTATCAAGCCAAGTTTTATCTTCAGCGTTTAGCAGATCAATTGATGACTCTCTTGCCATGTGCCA